GGACTTCTTTTATTGTGTCTTCCAGTTGATCCAACCGGCCAGTGCTAATGAAATAGCCCTGTGAACGTTTATATTCTATTTCGTGAGCACGGCAGCGCTCTAACTGTTTGGTGATGGCGACCATCGGCGTTGTTGCTTCTGAATTATTCATAGTGCGACGGGCACTAGTCCCGTTTCGGTCCTTTAGACCTCTTCAGACAACTGACTAATCTCTTGCAAGAGAGACAAAATGCGAGGCACTTCGAAAACTTCTTCAAAAGTTCCGGTATAGTTTCGGTTTCTGTGGTTCCATTCCTTGGATATGCCATCCTTAATTGAAGACATTAATGCGGTGGCCAATGGCCCCACAGAGAGAATTGGACCGGGAACGCGGGACAAGCCATCAAGGGCCAATTTACCTTCTTCGGAAGTTTGTAGTCCTAAAGAAGTATTGACCACATGAGTCACAGACTTAACTGCATCTTCAAAAAGTAAGCCATTGTCTTGCCGCCAATTGCCACTAATTCTACCCATTCCTGTGTGGGTCAACGTGGCAGGGCGGCCTAGCATCCCTGAGGCAGCTTCTGAAGCCACATTGGCCCTAAACACAGGGCGGAGATTACTTATAAAAACATCTGCACACCGCACGATGTCTTTCCAGTCTTCTCTTGACGTCGTTTCTTGCGGAAAACCCAGCAAGGAACACAAGCTGTGAGAATCAAAATGGTTCACCAGACTAGGTGGAACACCACTTTGAAGAAGGGACTTCCAAGAAGATTCGGACAAGCGGACTGGGACATCCACAGTGGGCAACGTGACTGGAGGGTTATATTGAAAAGCCAACCCATTACATGTGCGGCCCACTCGACCCCGCCTTTGTGCGGATGTCTGAGCCGACAAAGCAAAACGTCCCACTACTCCATGATATTCCCACCCAGGAAAATGGATTTCATGAAGATCTGGAATGGTGACACCAACATCAATGACATTGGTGCATACAAAAATTTGACAACGCGGGTCAATGGTACGGGAGGTCTTGGATGAGAGAACCTGGCATTCCCTATTTGCAAGGGTGGCTATTGAATCAGCCATCTCAGGAGTGTCAACGATGATTGCCATCCTAGTCCTAGGGTGGCAGTTGGCCACCAGATCCCGAGCTTTTTGCATCCAGGCCGACAAGTACTCAACTTTGTTCAAGTTTACGATCCGAGAATCAACTGTCCAAATAGAAGCCACTGGCAGGTCTATGACGGTCTTGACCTTTGCCATGATTTTATCTGTTGGAGTGGCGGTTGTGTAGACCAGCCCAACAGGCAAAGAGTGCAAAATTTCTTTCACCAGCCGGTAAGCATCTTCCTCAATATGTGCCTCATCCAGCACAAAAAGAAAGTCTTTTGTGACTAAATGCATTCTGGCCAACAAAGACTCTGGGGTGATATACCAGACCCGGGCGGATTCCTTAAAATCTTCCCCGAGGGTTCCAGCAGTGCAATCGAGACCATATGTAGAAGTCATATAATCCCGCAAACCAACTGCAAGCAGGGACCTTGGCTCTACCACCACTACCTTTTGAAAGCCAATGGCAGCATGGCAAGCCAGATGGTAAATAAGTCCAGTGGACTTGCCCGTACCAGTAGGTGCAGTGATCAATAAAGGAGAATGAGCCTTAAAATCAGCTGCAAACAGGGGGTCAAGTTCATTGTAGTTAGAAGGCACTGCCATCCAAATGGTCGACATAACCCAATTCCAGGCATAATCAAAAATGACTGAAAACTCGGGCAGATGGACGCCCTTAACTAAAAGAAACCAATCAGGAACGTGAACGATGAGCCCAAGCAGTGCGGCCACCAGAACTTTATCAAGGGCGGGGTCTACCCGAGGAAAATCCCGGTGCACATATCCATTTATCAGGAACTGCAAATTTGAAATGCGGCGAACTAAAAATTCGCCCATTCTGAAAGTCCCAAACTTCGGACCCCATTTGCAATAGCTGGTGAAAAGCCAGTGTCTCACCAGGAGGGATGACCAATTCGACCTGGAAGTTCCAGGCACGCAAACGTCAGTGTCTAGCCAAGAATAAACTGACCCTCTCAGGGCCCAGTTTAACATGCCACTTGTGGGAGTACCATTGGTTGAAGCTATAAAGTCAACCACCCAGACCAGAAGAGGGGCTAACTGAGACTGAAAAGCACGGCTAAAACCCATATTGAAAACAACTGGATTGAGCAAATCTGGTACTTGAGACAAAGCAGCCAGAACATAATCACCAAGTGTAGGCACCCCATATTGAACTAATGACCCATCATTAACCAGAAGGGAATCAGGGTCAGGGTCAGGGTGAAAAGGCTGAGCTGAAGGATTATACCACATTCTCAACACTTGGGTATAAGAAGGCACCTTGAGTTTTGATGCCACTAGGGCCTTCTTAAGCCAAGATGATTCGAGGGCAGTGCAAATTCCATCATAAACATCTTTATGGTGTGCAGTCAGGGTTATGTAGGACAGTAACCTCTTAACCTGATAGTTGGGATTCGCATTCTTGACAGGGGCCACCAACTTACCAACTAACTTGGCTTTGTTATGCCAGACGGCGTAAGTTCGGAGAGCAACACCGTGCACTCGCATTTCGGCCGCCAGTGTGTTTGAAACACGGGCACACCTCTTGGAAAGGAATTCGCATTCAGCCAGAGGTTTGACTTCCAAATTGTTAGTCACGCCCCATCGGGACATAACCCTCTTAATGTTACGAGGATTCCAGGCACGAGGCCTGGAATTAGCAATTGACAAAAGATGGTCGTCCCCATAGCAGGACAACTCATTAAAGAAAAGGAATTCACGGGCATTTTTCCCAGTGAGTTCCTTCCATGCAGCCAGGTACAAAATTGTCAAGGCCATGCTGTTATCCATTGATGTGGATGAGTGGCCAGTGGTTTCGCCAGTCCCCTTACGGAAAATATTACCTGTCGATGTATGTCCTAACTGTTGTGAAAGGACTTGATCGTATGAAATATCTATCAGGTCACAAATAGCAGACCTGTCTTTGTGGTAATCATACCCACGCTTCCGGACTGCCTTGATGATCTCGATGATAGGGCCGTCGACAGTGGAGTCAAAGGCCGTAAAGTCGCCTTCAACGTGAATGTCGAAACGGCCGTGCTTCGCAAAGAGATCGGACATCCAATGTCCATTCAAAGGCATACCGACTTTTATGGGAGTCGATTCCCAATCAAAATGGTGGTTGGGGCCATAGTTAAAAACCGTCGACATGATGTAATGGGTAATGGGGGATCCTATAATTGAACGCACTAGCCCATTTTGCC